TTATTAAGTGGAGAGAGATTTTAGGCTCTCTCTCCTAATTATGCCTTTATATATTACGAACCATATATTGTTATTAACCATCTTCCTGCACTATATGTTTGGTCTCCACCACCACCATTACCATTTGATAGGTATAGGTAATAATCTGCTGTTGGCATTGTAGTAAACATTGCTACATCACCTACTGTCCATGCTCCATGTGCTAATAATGCACCATAACCAGCTAAAGCAGTTACGTCAGCATTTTCTGCACCTGCATCTGAACTTGACATTGAAATATCAATATCTGTATCACCTGTAGCAGGAGCTTCTAAACATTCAATTCTAATCATTACAGTTGTACCATGAACTGCTGCTGTAATTTGTCCGAAATGACAATCTGTTTCTCCATCATCACCTATAATATCATTTGCCGTACCACTATCTTGTAGTCCTGTAATATCAAGTAATAGTTCTGTTGTAATTAATCCATTTACTCCACGCCTTCCTTCAGGAAGCCATGTTGCTAATTCAGCATCTCCAAATCCTGCACCTACTGTAGGAACAGGCATATCAATAATAATAGATGAATCTGAATGTATATGAGCTACTGTAGCAGTACTAACAGTTGATGGCATTGTAAGATTTAAACCATACAATGTAAGGTCTGCATCTGATACATCCATACTTGATAAATCAGCATTATATCCACTTATATAAGTTGTAGCTGCATAAACTGGAGTACCAGCATCTACAACTTCAACATTATAGAAATTATAATTTCCTGCTGCATAATCAAAACCTCCAGCAGTATTATACTCAATACTTACCATATTAAATGCTGTCATATCTAAATCACCTGCTGTTTCTGTAACTGAATAATCTACAAGTATAGCAGGAGAACTCATTGTTACTTTGTCAATAGCGTTTGATGTTATTGCATCAATATCTATATATAATGCTCTTGCCGAACACCCTTCGGTATCAGTTTTTGCATTAGTTGTATTTGATGTATGTGATAATCCAAGAACCATTACATTGCCTGTAGTAGACATATCAAAATCAGTTGAGGATGTATTAACATTATCAACTCTAAATTGAACTGTATTTCCTGATGAAATTACATCGGCAGTAAGAGCACCTGTTAAATTTTTAGCACCATCTATAAGAACTTTATTATTTGCAAGAAGTGCTGTATTCATATTTAAACTAACTGCTGTAGCTGTTCCAGCCACAACCGCAGATGTATGATTAACATAATGACCGTACCATGTTCCTGACGTATGTGTATTTGCTGTTGCTGAAATTCTTGTACCATATTGAGTTGCCGTAGCAGCCGTTCCTGTAAATCCTATTGTAAGACCTGCATCAGTATCAGCAGTATCTCTTACGCCTGCTATATCAGCAGTAAAACAAGAATAATCTGCTCTATCTGTTGATATTGGAAGAACTTGTGTATAATAACTATGTGCAGCCGAACCGTCAGCATTAGCTGCCAATCCAGTAATAGAAGCATTATATGCTTTTACTACTTCTGTACCACCTGACATACCACCTGCTCCTTGTGTAATTGCTACCTCAATAGCATTTATTGAAACTGTAGTGCTAACTTGTAAATCAAGGTCTACTAATGGGTCGGTATCTGTATGTGCTGTGCTTCCATCTATAACAATATTTGCTGCTGCTGCTAATGTATATACTGTATTACCACCTGTTCCTACGGTAAACACACTTACATTATCATCATTACAATTAATGAATGAACCTGCACCTGTCATACTTGCTCCACCTGCATCAAGAAATAACATATCTCCCGAAGTAATAGCGTCAGCTCTAATAGTTACAAGACCTTCTGTAACTGTGCCTACATAAGCACCTGTAGTTGCATGAACATATATTGCTGAACCTGTAGTTGCACCATCAGCATTTATTTCTAAACCAGCACCACCAGTTATTACTCCTGCTCCACCCATTGTCAAAAGTAGGTTTTTACCCGAAGTAGCATTAGTAGCTGAAATCTCCATTGCCTCTCCTGTAAGTGCTCCAGAAGCAGTTAATAAAACTACATTACCTGCAACCTGTGCTGTAGAAGAAATATCTAATACCGCACCTGTTGTAGAAGCTGTGTCAACTCCTGTTGAAGATAGTCTCAATAATGAACCACCATCAGCAATAACTGATGTAGTATGTGTAAGAGAATATCCTTCTCCAGTAGTTAGTGCATCAAAACTTGCATTAACTCCTATTCCTGTTGCAACATTATCTCCTATTAATGTAAATAATGTTTCATCTGCTGTATTAGTAATAGTAAAAGAACCTTCTCCTATTGCTAAATCACCTGATGTTATAGTTTGTGTTCCTGCGGAGTCTGCTATAATAAATTCTGTAGTTGCTTGTCCCCCATCAGGGATACTTACTACGGATGCTTGTCCATGTGAAGCATTAGATATTGTTACCTCAAAATCTCCTGCACTATCTACTGCTACAAGTTTTAACATTCCTAATGCAGTAGTAGGTGCTGTGGCAAATAAATATGCTTCCGTAATCCATGTATTAGAAGCTATTGCTTTAAACTCTAACATACCTCCTACTGGAATACTTATTTTAGCTGTTGAAGCTAATCCATTAATAGTGGCAGCAGAAGCATTGTATGTATATACATCAGCCGTTGTTGCACCATTATTAAATATCATTACCTTTTCTCCATCATAAGATGCAGCATTAATGTTTGGTAATGCAACACTATCATGTGCCGTTGCACAAGTTGTTACATTATTTATACCAAATACTAATTGCGTTGCCGATGCTCGACCACCTGTAGCAAATGCAGTAATAGTATTATTAACCGCATCTTGAACTGCCACATCACCATCATATATAGCTTTCACATCATTAAACAAATTATTGAAATGTTCTATATAAACTGGACACCCATTCTTTCTTGGGATAAAATTCGTTTTTGTTAATATTTTTGCTTCCATTATCTTTATCTTTTTAATATTAGTAATTTTATTCTACACCAACTTCCTCTATCTTTTGTGTTTTATATCTTTCATCTCCTGCTCTTTCTAATGCAATAGTTACAGCCTTTTCAATTACCTCCCTGTGCATCATACTATCCAACACACATTGCGAAACAGCAGTCTCACCGTCTATGCTTTCATTAGTATAATTATCCATCGCGGTCAAATCACTTACTATAATTGGACTTGGCTTAACTAAATACCTTAAATAATACTGATAAATACCATAATCCCCACTTGTTATTATTTCATGTCGCCTCGCAGTCGTTGAACTTGCTCTGCTAAAATCCAATCTCCATGCAATAGCATTAGAAGGGTCTTCGGCAGGACTAAGAGGTTTTTCAAAAGGATGATTTATATTTGAGTTATACTCATCATGAGTATAAGGTATAACAGGTACTCTTGAATACACATAGTTGCCTATAGTATTTCCAACAATAGCTGTTGTTCCTCTCCTCGAAATAGGTATTTCCTCTGCCGGCATAACAATTTCTTGAGGCTGAGGAGAAACACCTACTGATGAAGTATTATCTTCAATTGTACAATCTAAAACACTTGATAAAATACTTTCTTCAATAGCCAAGAAAAAGTCTGTTGGTAAATCATAAAAAACACCGTTTGCGTGTACTCCATTCTGTAATGTCGATGGAGAAGTCGTACTAATATTAGATTGATTCATGGACGATAGAATTAATTCATTCAAGTCTTTTCTCCTTTTCTCTGTTTGCTCAAAGCCTTTACGATACTTGTTACCACGAGGAGTATAATAAGATTTAATCAATCTGTGCATCCCATCTGTTAGGATCACAGAAATCTCATAGTCATCATAGCCTCTTGCTGCAAGACTCGCAATCTTCTGACAATGGAGTAAAAACTCGTTTTTAAATTCTACGTTATTCATTTTTTAACCTTCTTCTTCCTTATCTATTAACTGTTGCATTCTTATAACTTCTGCATTGTTTTCATCTTTAGAGAAAAATTCAATAGTTGCTTCTAATTTTCCAATAGGGTTTTGTTCACCCCTTATGTACCAATTAAATTTATCATCTACTGTCAAAAGTCCATACGAATGAGCCTTGTGGATTAACAATTTCTCGTTATAATGTTCGTCTTTCATTATCTCTACAAAGCCAGCAGGGTCTTTCTCTAATAAATCACTTATTTCTTTTCGCAATAAATTAGACTTACTGTTTTTAGTAACCTGTATTTTAACTTTCCTCTCAATGTTGTATACCATTAAGAAGTCAAGCATTGCCTGATGTACATCTTCTATTTTACCATAATATTTCCAAGCCTCTTGTTTTGTTTTGATATTGACATTGGCTGTTCTTATAACCTCGTCTTCATAAACAATACAATACTTATATTCTCCACTCTCATACCTTTCTTCATGAGAAGGGGCAATAAGAACTGTATTAGCCTTTAGTATTAAAAACTTGATAACATCATGTATTTTGCTTAAATCTAAACTCAATACACGCTTATCTAAATGTACATATTGGTCAGCCCAAAAATTATTTTTATTATTAATATTAAGCTGAATGTCCTCTAAGGCTAATTCCTTAGCAAAAGACTTTTTCATCTCTTTACTATAATGAGCTATTGGGTCAACTAATTTCCCTGTGTTCTGATTATTGGGAACACAAAGACCAATCTTTGCCCCTTCATTCAAGAATTTTCCTGAATGTTCAGGATGTAACATATCCAACCAGCTACCACTTCTTCTAATTGGTCGTATCATTACCTTCTTATCAATTAATATTCCTTTGTCCATTTTTTAAATCTCCGTTTTTAAATTATTATTAATTATATTATGCTGCTAATTGATTACTTTTAAACGTCAAACATCTTGTTGGGTCAACAACAATACATCCACCCTGCCATGCTCTATGGATTTTATACCCATCAAGCGAAGTAGTCATTATTCGTTTTGACCCTGGCACAGTCCAAGGATGTCTTAGTCCTGCTTCATAACCATAAATGTCTTCCATTCCTTCACTAAGTACCTTATAGATGTTAGGATTTCCTCCTGACGTTCCTAAATTATAAATAGAATATGTATAAGAACTTGCTTTCCCTTTTCCTGATGAATGTTGAATTTTATTTCTTACTTTATCATCATATCTTGGGTCAACCAAAATCTTCAACATAGTTCCATCGGGACCTGTATACTCATTAAAACTTCCTTTGAATCCCATTCCGCCAGCAGTATTACCGTTGGTATAAATTCTTGAAGTATCATTTGCAGGAGTCCATAATGAAGCTAAATCAGATAATCCTTCATGGAATTGCATAGCACCCCATCTTCCTGTTCTCATAACGATTTCTCTTTTGTCGCCATAAGCTTTTGAATTATCAGAAATATCCATAATATGTTCTGTGATTTTTTTAAGGTCAAACGTATTATAATACTCCAAATTTGAACTTTCTACCTGCTCTTCTAATCCTGCTCCTTGTTTAATAATATTACCGCCTGGACTTTTTTGTTTAAAAGTACCATCGGCAGATTTATTAATAGTAGCAAAACTTATCAATTTATCTTTCATCTCTTGGAATTGAATTTCAAGTTCCCAATCGGCATATTCCATCCATGTTACCATAGTTTTCTTAACCTTAGTCTTTGGGTCTATTCCTTCCCATGAAAAAGCAACAGGTCTTACTAACATATTACCTGGTCTTGTATCTTCCATTCTAATCATAGAGAAATTATTCTTCATACGAAATGGAGAAGTATAATTGGGAGTCCCACCCTTTTTAGAAAAAGTATCTGAAACAATACTCCATTCTTTTGAAAATCTCTTTCCTGCTATTAACTCATCATAAGGGATAAATTTGACTTCATCTCCTACAAATAGTTCACATGTATAAACCCAATTGTTTCCTTCTATTACTGGGTCGTCAACAATATGAATTGGATATACACTATTTTTTTCTCCTACAATTAAATTAGTATCTGAAAAATAATTTTCTTCAAAAACTAATTGGAAACGAGCTTGTGCTTTACCAGTCTTACTCGCTGCCGTTATAGCAGTACCATCTATACGTGCTTCTACTAATGAGATGTTTTTCTGCGAATCAGCCTGTAACATCCAAACAAAATCATCATCTGATTTTAACGTTTTTGTTGGATACTGGTCTAATATCATTCCGAAATTAGTACCCCTATTTGCTTGATACAACCTCGTAACAGCCTTTGTGAACAGTTGAGGTTCGATTTGATATATGGCAGACAAATGGTTCTTTTCGATTATTCCATTCATGTCTGTTGGAAAATATTCCTGTAAATTACTTATTCTTTGCATGGCAATAAATTTTTAATTAAACATTATTATTATTATATATTATTTTTATTAATTACTAACCTAAAAAATCCTTTAAACTATTTGCTACTTCTTCCGACCCCATACCTTCTTCTTTATTTTCTGATACACTTTTACCTGACCCTGCTTTAGAAGAAGAAGCTTTATCTTCTGCATCTATTAAGTCAGAAAGTTTATTCGCAGCCTTTGTGTCGGCAGATTTCTTTATCTTACTAAAATCCCTTTTCTCATAATCAAACATTCCCTGTTCATAAAAACAAGTCATTATTATATCAAACATAATAGGATTCTTACTCCTATGCTCTAACATCTGATTATATTGCCCATCACCTACTCTTTTTGTCATTAGACCATATATCTTTTCACGATACTCGTCTGTTAATTCTTCGCCAGGGATTATCTCTTTTACACCTTTAAGTTTGCTTTTAACATCTTTCAACTGCTTTTCTATTCTTTCTTCGTTCTCCTCTGTTCTCTTTTCAGCATCTTTTTCTAAAAGAAGTTCTCTTTGTTCGAGTAACTTTATTGTTTTATCCCTCGTTGCTTTTGCAGTATCTAAAAGTTCACTCTTGCTATCTTCATCATCCTCATCAACTACTTTTTTATCCGCAATATATTTAGCTATTTCTTCACTACTAAATTGAGTAGTCATAGATAAATAGTTTGCAATAAGTCTTTCTTGTAAACCCTCGTTATCTTCAAGAGTCTTATCTGTGATACCTGTAATTTGTGCTTTGTCAATCTCTAATTGTTTTGCAGCATCAAAAGGAATCCCTTTTTCTAACTTCTCTACAAAATCTTTTGCTTTATCTCCAAATGTATTCTTGTAAGCATCTACTTCGTCAGATATACCATTAGCGATTCTATCATTAAAAGCTTTATTTATAAATGATGCTTTCTCATCGGGTGTTTTTAATTTTCCTAATTCTTCTAAGTTAAGATTGGGAAGTATGCCTTTTTCATGCAGAATGGCAGCTAATGGACTAATCGGAGAATTAGAATCTTCTGTTTCCGAAGGCTTACTATCCCCACCCTTTTCCTTTGTTTCTTCTTTATTCTCTTTTTCTTTATCCTCTATTGTTTCTTCCTTTTTTTCTGGCTTATCATTTATTAGATTGCCCTTATCATCAAGAAAAATACCACCTGCCTGTGAATTTTCTTTTTTATCATCAACACTTTCTTCTTTAAGATTTGTCTCAATAGTATCAACAGCATTGTTTAATGCAGTGTTATCTTCAATTTGAAATAACTTTTCTTGTTCCATTTTATTCTTTTTTAGTTTCTAATTCTCCGTTAATTATTTACAAAAATACATCCCACATTATGTCGATAAAAAAATATAATCCAAATTTCTTAAATTATCTCTTTTATATTCATTGTCGTTCAGTCAGGGGTTTTTTCTCCGAAACTTTCTCACGTGTCTTATTATCATCGGTATTCATTTTGTCGTCATTCTTCCTTGTTTTCTCATTCTCAACAGACTCATGTTCTCTTTGTTTATCAGCTTCTACTGCCTTTGCTTCAATCTCTATATTCTTAACTATTATCTTAGAATCATTAGTAGTATTGAAAATATCTAACTCCATCTGTTTGTCTACCTTATATCTTTCCGTTCCCAACTTATCCTGTTCAATCTTTTCTTTAGCAGCCAATGTTCCTTGACTTATTCTTTCTTGACTCTCCAACCCCTGCTTATATTTATCTTCATCACGTTGCTCTTGTCTTAACTCTTCTTGTTCAACCTTTCTTCTTGCACCAGCAGTAGAATCAGACATTGCTATATCAATATATGTAGATGCCTTTATTTTATCCTGCTCAAACATTACACGACTACTATTCTTAATACTATTCAATGCTTCTGCCTCACTTGGCTCATCCGACAAGAATAATCCATATTCTGTTTCGTTAAATATTTTACCATCTACATCAAACATAACACTCATCAACCCATCATCTATATAAGATAATTTCATATTATCTTTTTTCCATGCGTGTTTCGCCACTTCTAATAAATCAGCCATTACCCTTAACTTGGTATGATTATGTAGTGCAAACCATTTCTCTGTTATATGCGAGGACTGCATAACACTCCTCTCTATGCCCTTTGACGTTTCTCTATTCTCTATCTGCCCCTCTCGCTGTCTTGATACTCCCGTTATCTCACTTACCTCATCTTTTATCTGTCCTGTCAACATCGCCATCTGTGCTATGTAATTACCCATGTCAGGATTCATTATCTTACCAGTAGTATTGTTTGGATTCAACTTACCTTTCGCTGCTCCTTTACTACCTATATTGAATGAGTCAACAATATATCTACCCATATTTTGTGTATAATACATCCACACATCAACATCCCATCCATCAGGCATCTTGGATAAATCCATTTCCAAAATCGGTCCATTAAATAATGATATTGCTATCTCAGTTTTTCTTCTATAAACATTATATTGATATTTATATGGCTTTACTCTATCCATTAAAGATATGGCTTTACTATCATTTGTATTATATAATGTACCCGTATATCCATTTCTTGCATAACTTGGATTAGAGAATTTTCTAAACTGACATTCGTTTGGTTGCATTTTAAGATAAATGTCATTACCCAATTTTATACCACTCCAATATTCTTTTATCCATTTCCACTTTATCTTTTCTCCCTTATCTTTATTTACTTTATAGTTTTCATCTACTTTTTTTGTTTCTTCATCTCCTTCATCATTTATAAATGTAAGAAAACCAATTTTTCTAAACGATAACCATGTAGCTTTCATTTCTCTTACATTACCATATTCATCAAACCAACCTCCATAAGCAGAAACAGAAGAAGCAAGATTACCCTTGTCATTCAACAGTATTCCACCACTATCACTATTAAGCTCACTACTTGGTATTGCACCCATCAAAGTTGTCATATCTCCATTACCCATCAAATAACCTCTTGCAAGTTTATTAGCTGACGACCCCTCTTCAAGAACCTTTATTTGTGAATCTGTTAAATCATCATAATAATCATCTATTATCTTATTAATAGGTCTAAAGTTTACCTCTACTACAATATCAGAATCTTCTATATAACTACTATACCCAGACCTTATGGTAAATATATTTTTTGGGTTACATTTATATACTCTTGGCTGTCTTGCTACAATACTTGTATTATATATCTCCTCTGCCACTATAAGAACATCCTCAAAGGCTCTGTTAAACATCATCTTCATATCCTGTTCTTTCCACAAATACTTTAATATTCGAGTACCCATAATCTCTCTCATGTCCTGATACTCATAATTAAAATACCTCTTTGAAGCATCCAACTTTTGTCCTAACTGATTCATGTTTACATCCTCTCCTGCAACAGCAGAAGCCAATATACCCTTTATATTTTTTGCTAATTCTTTTTCTTTGATAGAATGGGCATCGTCATTTTTCGCTTTCAGTCTCCATACAAAAGCTCTTTCCAACTCCTCTCCTATCAATAAATTAAACTTAGGAATTTCTATAGGATAGTTATGTAGCTTAGCAGGTATTACAGCATCTTTTATTCCCATAGGATTAAAAGACTTCTCTACGTCAGCTTCGTCTATATAACCGCCATACAACTTATAGTTGATATTTTTATTATCTAAGGATTGTCGTATAGCACCCCCTGTGTCGCCTACTAACGACTCTAATGAATCCATACATTCTTTACCGAAATTAAATCCTTTTAAACGTGTTGACTTCTTTTGAGAGGGGAAACCTGTGGTTATCTTAGCGTTAGGCATAATCTTCTAAATTATAATAAAACCAAAGATAATGTGTGATTATTCTAAAACCAAATAAAAGTTATAACACAGGACGTTATATTACGCTGTGAGGATAAGGGTTTACAAAGGGTAAGAGAATTTTTAAAGTATAATGAAATAAGTTATTTTAATGCTATACGTTGTAGGTGTCGGTAGAAAAACTCTTTGTGTTTTTCATCAGAGGCAGAGTGTTCTGTTTCAGGGTCTATAAGCCTCATCTCATCATCATATACCATTAAAACTCCCATCGAGCTTACTCTATCGAAGTTGCCGTCTTTATTCCAATAAATTAACTCTTGAAGCAATGGTACAGATTTAATTGTAGTCATCATTTGAGTATTGTCTGTTTTACTTATAGGGCTAACAAGCCATGCTAATATTCTTTCTCTGCCAAATCTATTTATACGTGCTGTGCCTGGTATTCCTTTACTCCTGTTCAATACTATCTTATTATGCACTTTGTCAGAAATATTATCAGTAGTATCTGCCAAAAGATGTTCTTCATGCTTATTTTCTAAATAAGTCTTTAACCCAATATAATCATTTTCATAAAGACATATAGCATTATAATATATAAGCAATCTTCTTACTCCTTCATAATATACGTCCAGCGTTAATGGTCGCCCTGTATATTCTGCTACTATACGCCCTGTTATCCTATCAAATATAAATGTACTCCCCAAAGAAGTATCATCAGGATTCGCAGTACTCTCATCATGTGCATAAGGGTCGTTTCCTGCTATATACCTGCCATAATATATTTTACCATCTTTATTCTTTACAGGGTGTTCCCATATTACTATACTACCTGACAGGTCTGACCTATCTTTTACAGGATAAGACATTATAGCTTGCTTGTTTTTTCTATGTCGCCATTCCATTTCATTATCTTTAACAACGAAATAACCTCCTTGTGCAGAGTTAAGCACCCTCTCATCCATCAACAAAGTGTTCAAGCATTCTTTTAGGTCGTTAATAGGAAATAATGTACCACCTATACGCATAACAGCTTCTTGTGGAGTAAATGGTCTTTCTGCTATAAAACGTATATAATCTTCGGGGTTCTTTACGTTGGCTTTCTTTATATCCCTTTCTTTTTGACAATATGCTTTTGCTGCGACTATATCAGAATTGCCGTCTTTGTCCATAAAACCTTTTAAGTTTTGATAGAATGGCACAAACCAACCACATTCTTTTCCAAGCAATGCCTCATCATATTTATTTTTTACCGAATGTACATTATATCCCTTTGGATTAAAAAACAAACTCTCAAGCCCTATAAAATCACCACCTTGACTCCCTCCAGTTCCAAATGCTGCTAATAATCCAAACGATATTTTACCCTCTCTCATTAATTCCAATATTATATTCCACAATAATATTAAATTTACGAACTTTCCTCCCTCCTCTAATAACGCAAGTTTTCCTCTTTTTCCTTTACCTTTATTATAGTCGCCATTTACAATCACACCCATTATCTCTGACTTAAAACCACTCTCTACTTTAATACCATGTTCATTGAATTTATGATAAGAGGCTCTTTTGTGTAGAGCTTGGTCTTTTACAGCACGTCTCCTGCCCCATGCTGTGTGTTCATCAACAAACGCCATTGTATCCCACGTCTTAGTAATTATACCATCTCCTTCAAGATAACCTTTTTGGTCTGCAAATGCGTATGACTTACTATCAGGAATAAGGCAATAGTTTCTATTCATCATGCTATTTCCTTTCAGCGAGTAACCTTTAGTTCTTGCCTTTATTACCGCAACGTGTAGTCCAAGCACTTCTGCTTCTTCAAGATAATGGAAATAATCATAATCACCATCCCAAAAATCAGGAAATGTAGTTTCTCTCACCCCCATAACCATTCCTTCTCCACCTTCCTCCTCTCCTTCTCCTGCCTTAGAAACAGGTATTGGAGTGAAGTTAAGATAAAAATAATGATAACCTGTTATCCAATCATCACCCTTGCTATATCCGTATATACTTCTTCTTGCTTGTTCTTCCCAATATCTAAAGTATTTACTGCGGGGATTTTTACTATAAGGATGAAAGGTATAACATCCATGTTCTTTAAAGTGATTTGCTTCTGTGCAAAATTCGTGTGTGTTACTATGTAGTACTTCTTCTTCTTTTTTTATCCAGCTTTTCTTTTCTTGTATATATTTACGAGTAGTATCATCCATTTTCCTTTATTCCAACCATTTCCATTATTTCCTTTAGTTTGCTCTTGTTCTTTATTATGCCTTTGAATAATTCTTCATAATATTTATCCTCTCCTTTTTTATTTTGCTTCCATTCCACAATAGTTATATATTTTCCCATATTAAAAAACATTTCATACATCCATGAATAATATAAAGGACTATCTATATCTAATGTATAATACGTATCTTGATTAATTTGTTTATCAATTTCACTACATTTAAAACTTAATTCTTCTATATCGGTCTTATCTAAGTATTTTACTCTAATAATACCTATTTCAATACAAGTATTAATATAGTCAATGTTTCCTTTTATATCAAATGTTTTCTTTAACCATTCTGGCTTAGGTTTTGTTCTTAATGTTCCACAAACAATCTCTGTACTTAGTTCAAATTCAAATCCAACATGAAACTCTTTTATTTCGGGTACGTAGTATTTATCTTCTTTATTCATAATCTTTAATTTATTACAATTAGTGGCATGTTGGCTACCTCACCTTCCAACCTCTGTATTTATTCGGCAGTTCAATTCTGCTTGATAAGGATTGTAGAGTTCCACTAAAAGTATTTTATGTCATTTCTTTATTAATATTAATTGATAAACGTCTAAACATGTAATCAGTTTTGCTTTACTCCTATCCATACCCCTCTCACATAATCCCAAGTTTACAAAACCAATAATATACTCATTCAAATCAATACCACGTTCTTTTGCAGACTTTATCTCTACGTCAAACCATTCACCTATTAATTTAGGCTTACAATGATACGCAGGTATCATTAATTTAACATTTTCCATAATAATTTTTTTTATTTATAAACTTTAAAACAAATTTTTCATCGACTCTTTATCCTCAAATACTCCTATCTTTCCTGCTCCTCGTATTCTTGCATCAACTTCTTCTCCCAACACCTTCTTCTCTACCTTTAAATACATATCCATCATTTCATCTGTATTCTTTAATGCCTTTTGTAGTTTAGTAGGGTCGAAATTCAATATACTTTCTTTATCCTCACCATCAAATATCAATGTCTTATAATATTCTGTCAATGACTCCAATCCCTTTTTTATAGACATCAGATGCCTCATGCTTGACGTTAACTGTAATTCGTTATACTTTTCTATTGCATCTTTTACTACTTCATCAGGTTTCCAATTCTTAATAGTTATTACATCTTCTATAATAGTCTTTTCTTTTTCTATTCCATAACCATTATACTCACTCTTATAGTCTGACATGCAATAGACGTACATAAACTCTTGTAAAGCCTTTCTGTGTCCTAATGACCTATCCCTATCCCATATCTCTTTAAACTGCTTTATTAGTAGAGCATGCTTACTAAACACAAGATTGCCTTCCTTATCAAAGTCAAATAGATTATTCATTTTTTAATCTTCTATAATTTTATATTGGAGGATAGAACACCCTTTTCCTAAATCATCCATAGGAACATAATTTACTATCATCTTCTTTGCCATTTCTTTCATCGGCTTTATAATTTCTTCCAAATAATCAATATTGAGGTTTCCATTAGGACATTCTTTGTCGTCTTGCATTCTTAATAGAGTCAAATAATTATCTCCTTCATATTCAAATTCTATATGACAAGCAATGTCAATACGCATCTTATCCTCTCCATATTCTCTATAGTCAAATAATATTTCAGGATACACAGGATACCCTAATGTACCTATTTCACTTCTTTTTATTCTTTCCATATCATGTAATTTTTAATTAATCTCTATATTAAAGGACACCAACTTGGTGTTACGCAATACTTCTTTCTTGTATTATTAATTAATCTACCACCACTACCATTATCAGGATGTGTACAATTATAATATACCGTTGTATCTTCAAGGTTAGAC